CGCTGCACAACAAGCCGCTGCACAACAAGCCGCTGCACAACAAGCCGTTGCACAACAAGCCGCTGCACAACAAGCCGTTGCACAACAAGCCGCTGCACAACAAGCCGCTGCACAACACGCCGCTGCACAACAAGCCGCTGCCGGGACTACTACTGCTAACGCTACGCAACCTGCCGTTGATGCAACTGTTGGTACATCCACACAACCTACTGCTACAGCTGCCACGACTACATCCACACAACCTACTGCTACTAGTGCTACAGCTGCCACGACTACGTCTATACAACCTACTGCTACTGTTGTCACGACTACATCCACACAACCTATTGTTGATGCAACTGTTGTCACGACTACATCCACACAACCTATTGTTGATGCAACTGTTGCTACAGTAACCCAACCTACTGTCGTGCAGAATGTCATGCAGCAATTTACACAGAGATTTACCGAAAAATTTGAGAATTCAATAAATAATAGAATGTTTGATTATATTTTTAGAAGATAAATTATTATATTTTAATAAAATATAAAGATGGGTAATAATATTAGTCATTGTACAGCTGACCCCCCCCTAAATTTTTAGAGTTAGATTTAGAGAAAAAAAAAGCAGTTATTTCTAAGTTAAGTAATTTTATTTCAGATACACATAATAATGACAAACAAAATAGAATAACCAATATTAAAAATAATATATCAGAAATAATTTCTATATTTAATTTCAATATAGAAAATAATGAGTTTTTAAATGATTATAATATAAACAATCCAAACAATCAAATATATTTTGTCGTCGAATTAAGTAGTTATATTTCGAATTACAAAAACGTCGAACCTAAACTTTATGGCACACTAAATAACAACACAAATATAAATAATATTATTAATAATATGAATAATATTTATGGAATTTTCAATTATATTAAATCTACTGAATTAATAAAAAATGATAAAGAAGCTAAAGAATTTAACATCATAACTACCGAATCTACTGAATTAATAAAAAATGATAAAGAAGCTAAAGAATTTAACATCATAACTACCGAATCTACAGAATTTAAAAATCTTATAAATTATTATATCATAGAATATATAAAAAGTATAAAGAGAATCAATAATCCGAGTAGTTATACTAATGGTAGCAGTTACGTTACTTATGATAATTCAAATAATTATCAATCAAAAATTTTGAGTCTGGCTTCTACTAAAATTAAAGAGTTATATAAAACTCTTAATAAAAGTATTATTCAAATAGACTGTTTTTATAATAATAAAAAAATTACTCTTATAAAAGGTGGTAAAACTAGTAAAAAACGCTATGAAAATCGAACATTAGCTGAACTCCGTTCTCTTGCCAAAGATAGGAAAATTGCCAATTCTAAATCATTATCTAAAAGTAAGATTATTGAACAACTTCGTAAATTAAATACGAAATCCTAGACAATTTTACAAAGTCTACCTTTTATAAGTATTTAAGGACTAAAAAGATCCTGGCGAAGCCGAGCGCAAGCGCCCTAAAGATTTTTGTATGTTAAAATATATATTTTTTTCAAGACTTTCCAGCGCTAGCGCTCGTCTTCGCCAGATTTTCTGGAAGTTATAAAAATAAATTTATTTAAATTACCATACAACTGAAATGTTTTTGTATGCTAATTTGTGATTGGATACGTTGATTGCTAGTACTTAAAGAAATTATTTTTTTGGATTAAAAACATATTTTTTACCAGATGTTGTATCTAATGTTTTAATTTCAATATTGTTAGTATGTATATTATCATGACATTTTGTACATACATATATAATATTTGAGGTCCTATTTTTTTTAATTTTTTCTGCATGAATAATACCGGATTCATCTGCATTTTTTTGATAATTTAAATGATGAAATTCTCCAGGTGAATCATGTGATTCACATATTTGACATTTACTTCCAATTACTTTTCGATTGTATTTTGAACTTTTAGGTTTAATATCATTTAAAATATTAGTCCGAATTTTATCACATATATCAATAAAATCTTCATCAAAATTTAAATATCTTATAACTTCAATACCATATAATTTTGAGCCAGGACCATCTAATAGTTTTCTATTATAAATTAATAATTTTAAAGCTTTATCATATTCTACAGATAAATGAAGTATTTTAACTTTATCAAGATCGACTAATTTCTTATCAAGTAATTCGTGTAAATGAGAACTAAATAAATAATTACATCCAATCCGATTTAATTTGTCAATACCAGCAGATACAATAGATAAAGCACTTATATTTTCAGACGTACTTGCTATTTCATCGCCTAAAACTAAGCTATATTTAGTGGCTTTCTGTAAAATATTTCTTAATTCACTCATTTCGACAATAAATGATGATTTATTATTAGTTATATCATCTGATTTTGCAATTCTCGTAAATATTGCATCATATAATGTATATTCTAAATCACATGCCGTGTATAATCCGGATTGAGCTAGAATTATATTAACTCCTAGTGCTTTCATTAATGTGCTTTTTCCACTTGAATTTATACCAAATAATAATACTCCAGCTTTGTCAAATTCAAAATCATTTTTAATATAATTATGATCATCTCTATTAATTTCTACAAATGGATGTCTTATTTCTTTCGCAATTAAAGTTTGTTTAGTATTATTACTTATTCTTGGTTTTGAATAAATAAATTCAATTGCTATATATGCGCCATTCGTAATAAAATCAAATTCTGAAACTTCATTACAACATTTTTCAAATAATTCTGTAAAATTAAGACATGTCTCTAGAAATTCATTTAATATTTTACTTTCAATTTCACTTTTTTCGATTAATAATCTTTCTTTATCACTAATTAATTGATCCATTTTATTACATGATAATTTTGTTATTGTTCCAGTTGTTGATACAATTCTATATGATAATTCATCAAATTTGGTTTTATAAGTCGAATATCTTTTATTACTTATATTAATAGTTCCATTTTCAATAAATTTAAAAAAATCCACATTAAGTTTTTTATTTAATTCTAAAGGATATTCATTTAATTCATCATCAATAGAATTAATCGTATTTTGCTTTTGTATAAGTAAATCACTAATCCATTTTTCTTCATTCATATATTTTTGAAAATGTGATAATAATATAATATTATTTGGTAAAATTTTAATAACTTGTTGTAAGGATTTATATATATTTTGTAAGTCATTAAATCTTGCAGTTTTAATAATAACTTTCCTAAATAATTTTTGTAAATCATATATATTTGATAGAATATTTCTTAGATTGATAAGATGCTCCTTACCTTTTGAAATTAATTCTTCTATTTTATTATATGATTCATTAATTAATTTTGAATCATATAACGGCATACGTAAACGATTTTTAAAGAACCTCTTACCTAATGATGTGCTGCATTTATTTAACATTTTTTCAATTAAATTTAAATTCAATTGCTCAGCACAATTATAAGATAAATTTAAATAATTTTTATTTTCATATAACTTTGGTTTTTGAAGTTTTTCAATAAAAATAGTACTATGTTTTTTACACCAATTAATTAAAAATATAAAAGGTACTATTGCAAATACCAGTTTTTCAACATCAAGAAATTCAAAAATATTTAACATTGTGTTATTCATATAACAATTTTCTAATATATGTTGCTGAAAAAATATTTTTGTAATATTTTTATCAAATGTATATCCTATGTTATAAGTTTTAACATTAAAATCAATATTAATAGGTGCACCTATTAATACTAATTCGCACGGATTAATAAATTTTAAATATTTATATAAATCTTCTGATGATGATGTTTCATAAATTGAAACATTTCCTAAATTCACATCTATAGATGCTGCTCCATAATTTGAATTATCATTATAAATACATACTAAATTATTCGATAATTCTGGAGAATTTTCATATAAACCCTTTGATAATATTTTAGTTACTTCTCTTTTTGGATTAGGCGGTTCTGTAACTTGTTCAATGAAAACTAAAGTATAATCTTGATTAATTAATATTGGTATAAACTTATCTTGTGCAAAAAGTGGAAATCCTATTAAATATGGGTTGTTAATTGATACATCTATAATATTTTTATTTTTTTTTGTCATGACAACATTGAGTAATTCTGAAATGTTTTTCATCTTATTAAAATCATCTGATATTCCATATATTTCCCAAAATGATCCAACTTGCATTAATGGTATTGTTTTTTCACCATATTCTAATTCATATTTTTTTTGATACATTTTATATTCTTCTTGAATTGTCATTGAAGCTGTGTAACTTTATAATAACTGTATATATATTGTAAAATGTCTTTATATAGTTTTAAGAATTATAAAATAGATGCTCGATCGTTACTTCTTTATTTGGAATAGTATCTAAATGATTATCAATTGTATTTTTAAGAGTATTTAAACGTTCTTTCCATTTATTCATATCATCTATAATCGGGACACCGTTTTTTTTATGGTATTTAAAACATCCATTTATTTTGTTATTATTTTTATCAATATATTTATCTGGATTAAATCTTATAAATATAATTGGACGATTGCCAAGATCTTCAAAAAGTTGCATAGATCTTTTATTTTCGCAAGTATAATTAACATGTTGTTCTTCATCTATTTCTATAATAATTGAATGAGTTAATAAATCTATTAAAACATCGGGCCTTTTTTTGAACATCCACCTGCAATTTGTTTATCAAATATTGGTTCATATTTTTCAAATTCTTGTTTAATAAAATCTGTAACATGTGCTTCTTTAATTTTATAGTTTTTAGATATTTTTTGATCTGGAAATTCATGAATAAAACAGCGAATACAATAACCATTGTGTTTTATTTTTGCTCGAGTATTACACCAAGAATTTTTACATATTTTATTACTATTTGAAATATCAATCATATTTTCTAATTTATGAATATTACAATATATGCCACGGATTTCTTCTTTATAATTATAACAAGGTCTAATTTCACAATTTTCAAATAAACATTTTTTATTATCAACATCAATCATATCATTTTTTTTATGTTTAGCACAATATATACCTTGTTTTTCGTTTTTATAATTGAATGAAGGTAATGTTTTACAGTTTTCAACAATACATTTTCGACTTACTATATTAACCATATTATCTAATTTATGATGTCTACAATAAATCGCATTTTTTTCACTTTCAAAATTAAAACTCGGAGAAATTTTACAATTTTCATAAATACATCTTTTTGATTGAACATCAATCATATCACATTTCTTATGTTTAACGCAATATATACCTATTTTTTCACCTTCAAAATTAAAAGTTGGAGAAACCTTACAATTCTCATAAATACATAAGTTTTTAGTAACATCAACCATATCTGATAATTTATGTAGTACACAATATAGAGGAGTTTTTTGACCCTCTAAATTATAAGTTGGTCTAGTCATACAACCGTCTGATTTACATTTTATATGTTTAACATCTATCATATTTTTTTCAGCATGAGATTTACAATAAATTGGCCTAGATTCACCTTCAAAATTAAAAATTGGAGTTATTTTACAATTTTTATAAATGCATTTTGTACTTTTAATATCTATCATATTTTTTTCTTTATGAGCTTTACAATAAATTGCTATTAATTCACCTTCAAAATTATAAGTTGGTCGAGTAATACATCCATCTGAAATACACTTTGAATTCATTACATCATACATATCTTTGTCTTTATGTTTTGAACAACATACTCCTTTTGTTTCACCTAATATATTAAAAACAGCATTTTTAACATTACAATCTGCAACACGACATCTAGGCATTTTATATAATTTTATGTTATAGTTTTAATTTTAAAATATCAAATTTTTATTAATATGTCTATAAAATTTTTAAAATATAATATAATAGATTCAAAATTTGAGAAAATCAGGAGACTCTTATAATAAAATTGCAGATAAACTAGGAATCAGTTTATACAAAGTGAAAAAATATATTAACACTATATAAACTAAATGATCTATGTCGTAGAAGACAAAAATATGCGGCCTTATATGGAAGATTATCATAATATCAAAATTAATTTGTATAATGGGTATGACTATGTGGCGGTATATGACGGGCATGGGGGCCATAACGTAGCTGAATTCCTGAAGTTCCACTTTAAAAATTTTATAGTAAAACATCTGAATATGAATAAGAATCCAGCTGCTGCATTAATGGCTGCATTTGCTGAAGCGCAGGCTACGATGCCAATTGAAATGTCATATACTGCAGGCAGTGCTGCTATTGTTATATTAAGAAAAAATAAGGAACTATGGATAGCTAATTGTGGCGATTGTCGAGCTATTATATCATCTTATTCTCATAAAGTAAAAGCTTTATCTATTGATCACAAACCAAATCGACAAGATGAATTTGATCGTATTAAAAATTTAGGAGGTATAGTTACCTTTAATCCAAATGATGTACCTAGAGTACAAGGCAATTTAGCATTAAGCAGAAGTTTGGGTGATAAGTATTTAGCACCCTTTGTGATACCTGTGCCGGAAATTCAATATTTCCTAATTACTGATGATAATCAATATATTGTTATGGCATCGGATGGATTATGGGATGTTTATACATGTGAAGATGTTATTGATTCGATTATTAACACGGCATATAATACTGGCGAGAACGGTGTTATTAATAACAAATTAATGAGAAATTGTTGTGTAGATTTATTAAACGGAGCTAAAATGAGAGGATCGGGTGACAATATTACAATTATATTTTGGAAATTATGAATTCGGATTTGAAATGAAATTATAAGAATGGGCACTTTATTTTTTTATTCTATTTGCTAAAAATAAATGAACCAGATATGGTATTTAATTTTTTTAGCAATTGTTGAAATAATCGGTGATTTTGCATTCGAAAGATATGCCAATACTGGTTCATTAAATGCATTTTCATTAGGAATAGCCGGATATATCGGTGTTGTATATTTTTTAATTCAAAGTCTTAGAGGATCCACCATTTTATACGTGAATGGGATGTGGGATGCTATCTCATCTGTAATAGAAAGTTTATTGGCTTTTTTTTATCTAGGGGAAAGGTTTGAAAGACCTATACAATATATTGGATTATTATTAACGATCATTGGATTATTCTGCTTAAAAAGTAATGCTTAAATTTTTATATGCATATAAAGTAGAAGAAATGGCAGATATAGAAGAGAATCGGGAATACATCCAATGTGATATATGTGATATAAATGTGAATGTAAATGAATATAATCAACATCTTCTAGCCTGTTTGAGAAGAACCCAGATAACTAGCTTATTATTTAGGAATCGTGAACCAGCAATAGTTGCAGTCTCAGAAGAGAATCCTATGTGTCGAATTGGAAGTGTTGTAACTGAAACCGAACAGACAATAGATGAACCAGAGTTAAACGAAAATACGGTAGTAGCGCAGCCGACGGTAGTAGCGCAGCCGACGGTATCAAATAATGCATGGAATATTACGAGAACACATCATAATGGGGCGATAGATATTGGTATGTCTGTCAATATGCCTGCTGCTAGAGTAGATATACATCCAAATGCAGTGATTAATGTTCATGAAGATGCAGAAATTAATATACATGGACATTTAAATATTTATGGTGGTGATTTTGAAGGCGAATATGGTGGAGGATATGATGAAGCATGGGATTATGGTGATGATATAGATTTTGATGATTATGACGAACATGATGAACATACGAGTGACCATAATCATGATCTAGATATTCAAAGATTTTCTAGTTATATAACTAGTAATTCACAAATTCGTGGACTCTCTATGTATGATTTTATTACACAACATTTTAATGGTATTAATAGTCCTCCTAGCCGTATATCTCCTGTATTATTACCTATTACTACTTTGAATGGGAGCATGAATGGGAACATGAATGGGAGCATGAATGGGAACATGCGTACAAGTTTGGGTAATGTGCGTAACAATCTTGGTGTAGGTGGTAATAATAATGAAAGGAATATAATAATATCAACTAGAGGATTTGAAGTAGGATTAAATGCAGAAGAATTTAAAAAGATTAGTTATACTTCAACAGATAAAGATGAACTTGTTTTAGCAGAAGATGATATATGTCCAATATGCCAGGAAAATTTAATCGAAACTACTAATAAAAAAATCAATGTATCTATCTTAATATGCACACATACTTATTGTGAAAAGTGTATTTTAAAGTGGTTACTCAAAAGTAAAAAATGCCCCATATGTATGGTTAATCTCAAAGATAAAATTTGCTAAATACATATAAGAAAATAATATTTAAAATATATATGCTATATTCATAAAAATTTGAGAATCACATAAAATATAATTTTCATATATTATGGCGACAATCGAGGAATTTGAAAAGCAAACATGGGATGTTATAAATTGCTATTTTGAAAATAATAAGGGGTATCAGCTGGTCAAGCATCAGTTGGAATCATTCAATGATTTTATATTACGCAAGTTAGATCAGATTATTGAAGGGTTTAATACCATTGAAATTCAACATCAGTTTATTCCAGAAGTTGCAAAATTTAAATATATGTTAACAATCGATGTTAAAAATCCAGTCATCAGTAAGCCCATTATTTATGAGAAAGATGGAAGTACTAAAACTATGACACCTAATGATGCGCGTCAGCGTAATTTTACATACAGTTCAAATGTGAATGTCGATCTAATTATTACTGCGAAAACTTTGGGTGATAATAATGAATATACGATGGATACCAAGCAGCTAAATGGTGTTCTATTGGGTAAGATTCCTATTATGGTTAAATCAAATTATTGTATTTTGAATAACAAGATGGCTCTTGTTTATGGAAATGAGTGCAAATATGATTATGGAGGTTACTTCCTAATTAATGGAAATGAGAAAGTTATTATTTCACAGGATCGCATCAGCGAGAATAAAACTTATGTATTTATTAACAACAAAATCAGTACCTATTCACATATCGCAGAAATTCGCAGTGTTCAAGAAAATAAGTTAGGAGTTCCTAAAATTACCAGTCTTAAGTTAAGTGCCAAGGGTAACCAATTTGGTCGTTTTATACGTGCGAATATTCATCATATTAAAACCGATGTTCCTATCTTTATTCTATTCAAGGCTCTAGGACTTAATAACGATAAGGAAATTATAAAATATATTGTTTATGACTTAGATGATCAATTGAATTCGATTTTGATTAATGAGCTTATTGGATCTATTGAAGAAGCAAATAATATACAGTGTCCTAAAGATGCTTTGGAGTATTTAAGTAAATATCTGAATATTACTGGATATCCCAAGGAAATTTTGAATAACAAAATTCATAGAATTAATATTATCCGTAATGTATTGGCAACTGAGTTTTTACCTCACGTCGGTCGTGAATTTCATAAGAAGGCATTATATTTAGGATATATGGTAAATAAGTTACTCAAGTGTTTCCTAGGATTAAAGGAATTTGATGATCGCGATAGTTATATTAATAAAAAGGTAGATACACCGGGTGTACTAATGGCGAATTTATTCAGGCAGTATTATGGAAAAGTGATAAAGGATATGAAGAATATGATTCAAAAGGAAATTAATATTGGAGGTTGGAAAGCTACCAATAAGTTTATCAATGTGATTAATAAAGTGAATATTTATAAAATCGTTAAATCTACTATAATTGATAGTGGTATGCGTTATGCGCTAGCTACTGGAAATTGGGGTATTAAAAATAATAAGAATAAACAGGGTGTTGCACAAGTGTTGAATCGTATGACATATAGTGCTACTATCAGTCACATGAGGCGTATTAATACACCTATTGAAAAATCAGGGAAATTAGTACAGCCTCGTAAGCTACATAGCACTCAATGGGGGATAATCTGCCCGTCGGAATGTTTTGATCCAGATACTCCTATATTAATGTGGAATGGTAGTGTTAAAAAAGCACAAGATATTATTGTTGGCGATCACTTAATCGATGATAAAGGAAATTCTGTACGAGTTAGAACTACATGTTCTGGACATAAGACGATGTATGAAATAATCCCACATAAAAATAATTTTATGAGTTATACAGTGACCGATAATCATATACTTACTTTGAAAGTTAAAAAGCATAAAATTAGTAGAAATCATAGAGGAAAAAAAGAATTAAGGTGGTTTGATAAAAACGAGTTAAGGTATAGATACAAAGATTTTAATAACAACAAAGAGTTAGAGACATTTAAATCAACAATCGATGATGATGATGTAATCGATATTACAATTGAGAAATACTTATCTTTACCTAAAAATGTTCAAAAAGAATTATATACATTCAAATCTGATGGAATTAATTGGGAACATAAAGATGTTGCATTAGATCCTTATATATTAGGTATGTGGCTAGGTGATGGTTTGAGTAGTGCTTACGGCTTTGTTACTGCTGATAAAGAATTATTAGATAAATGGATTGAATGGGGCAAAGATAATGATGCAACTATTAAAAAGGGTCTTAAATATAAATATGGAATTAGTTCTACAATTAATAATACTCAAACAGGAATTAGCTGTAATAAAACTGAAAAGGCGCCATTGAAGAAATTATTGGCGATATATGGGTTAGTTGAAAATAAACATATTCCAATGGAATATTTAGTAAATGATCGTAAAACCAGATTAGCTGTTCTAGCTGGATTAATTGACACAGATGGTAATGTAAGAGCAAATGGACACGAGATCAGAATTCCTCAAGGTGAACCAAATTATCAAATTATTTATGATGCAGAGTTTTTAGCGAGAAGTCTAGGGTTTTCATGCCATGTAAATGATGGAATATGTTCATATACCGTGGATGGTGAGAAAAGACACAGTCCTTATAAAGAATTATCGATTACAGGACAATATTTGTATGAAATTCCTACAGTTTTACCAAGAAAAAAATTAAATAAATTTACAAATCCGATATCTATTAAAAAATGTCCAAGTTATTTACAGAGTACTTTTAAATTAGTTAAAAAGGATATTCAACCATTTGTTGGATTTCAGCTCGAAGGCAGCGGTAGATTTCTTCTAAAAGACATGAGTATTTCACATAACACCCCTGAGGGTGCGAGTGTCGGTCTTGTGAAAAACATGAGCATGATATGCAGCATAACAATTAGTTCAAATTCTGTTAACGTTCGTGAAATTATAAAGGAGCATGGAGCGATTATGTTTGATGGTAGTAATATAGAGATGTTTCATAAAAATACAAAAATTATAGTAAATGGAGATATTATTGGAATTCATTTGGAACCTTATGAATTTTATAATAAATTAAAGGCTGATAAGCTTATGGGAACAATTAATATATATACTAGTATTGTGTGGAATATTAAAGAAAATGAGATTGCTATATCTACCGAAGGTGGACGTTGTGTTAGACCGCTTTATATTGTGGAAAATGGTAATCGAACAAAAGTAACAGATGAAATTATTGAGAATATCAGGCATGGTAAAATGGAATGGAAAGATTTACTCATCAATCATGGTGCGATTGAATTCTTGGATGTTGAAGAAGCCAATCATTCCATGACTGCTATGAAATATGCAGATATATTAAAAGGACAGAAAGGTGCATTGATGCCTGTGAAATATACACATTTGGAAATTCACCCCAGTTTGATTCTAGGTGTTTTAGCTAGCACAATTCCATTTAGTGACCATAACCAAGCCCCTCGAAATACATATCAATGCTGCAAGACAGATACACCAGTTCTCATGGCAGATAATACATATAAATTAATTAAAGATATTCGAGTTGGTGAAGAAGTTATTACATTTGATCCAATTACAAAATATACTAATGTTACAAAAGTTATAAATCAATATGTTAAACCAACGGATCTACCTATTATGGAAATATTAACAGTTAGTGGAAGAAAAATTACAACTACAGATAATCATCATTTCATGACAAATCAAGGATGGAAAGAAGTTAAGCATTTCGATGATGACACTTGTCTATCTATATCTATGGAACAAACACCTTTATCTACAGATTGTGAGGAATTTGATGTATTAAATCCTGAAATATTAAATACAATATTATCATCTGAAAATTATAATATTAAACCACATTTAATTACTAAATATGCGAATACATTACAGAGTCTGAATTTATTATCCGTCAAAAGTACTGATAGGAGACTACATATTTTAGCTAGAATATGTGGATATCTAATGACAGAAGGTGGTATTTATAAACGTCATAATAAATTTAATAACTATTTTATGAAAGCTTATTTTGAAACAGAATTTAGTGCGAATATGTTTGAAGATGATATTGAATATTTAGGCTGTTATAATCTTGATAAATCTAAACGTAAAATTAAATATTATGAGCGAGATTTATATGGTCAAGTATCTAATGTATATACTGTATCGCATTATAATATGGTTGCTATATTATTTATGGCTTTTGGTATAGAACCTGGAAGAAATAAAGAAATGGATCATAATCCAATTCCAGATTGGGTTATGAATGGATCGCCAATGGTAAAGAGAGAATTTCTAGCAGGTTATCAGGGTGGATATGGATGTTCTATAAAGTTTAACGATTTAAATAATTGCGCTTGTGCTGAAACTTGTAAGCGGATTCATCTAAAATATAAATATAAAGATTCACTTAAAGTGTTTTTCAATCAAATGAATACATTATATGCAGATTTGGGTATTGAAACTACACTTTTATCAAATAATTTAAAATATGCTATTAAAATGAAAGATACAAAAGCAAATTTATTAAAGTATTTTAACACTATTGGATATCGTTATAATTATTCGAAAATTACAGAAAGTGCTATTGTTATTGAATATATGAAAATAAATAAACCAAGAGATTATAAACATGAAATTAAGCATCAAGGATTATCAATGTTTATACCGATTAAATCTATAACTGAAGTGGAAAATTGTTTAATATCTGATATTACTACAGAATCTGAAAATCATAGTTTTATCGCAGCAGATGGATTTATGATTCATAATAGCGCTCAATGTAAGCAGGCTATTGGAGTCTATGCTTTGAACTATAGAGACAGATATGATACGTTAGGACATGTGATGCATTATCCACAAAGACCAATTGTAAAGACTAAGATGGCTAGTATCTTGAACACAGATAACATGCCTAATGGAACAAACGCTATCGTAGCAATAGCATGCTACACGGGGTAAACAGGTTGTGCCCCTGTCACAGTAAAAGCTGTGGCAAGTCCGCACGTGGCGGGCGACATTCTCAAATTGCTGGAAACTCTAGAAAATCCTTTAAATATTATTATATGGCGCGAAAAATTGATATCTGTTTTATATAATTCTGGGTAAACTCGAAGAAAAAGTATAAAGCAGCTATTGGTTACAAACAAATCGATCAAACCCTAAATTAGTAGCGATGGCCACCACCTCCGCTGCTGCTGTGAAAGCAACACATAAAAAATGCAGTAAATGTGAAGAATTGAAGTTACTTACAGAATTCAGTATTGGACGCAATCAATGCAAACGTTGCATTTGTGAGCGAGCTAATAAATGGAATAAAGAGAATATTATTCGTAAGAAGGATCGCATTGAAAAAATGTCGGAGCCTAGCGAAAACGCAGAAATTATTGAAAATCCAGAAGTTCAGAATATCGACAACAACGAGAATTATCATAACAATAATAATTTGGACATTCGGAATATCGACAACAATTTACAGAAAGTGAATCTTCTTGAAATTCTTGACCAAAATGAAATTTCTCATAACAATAATAATTTGGATATTCAGAACAATTTACAGAAACTGAATCTTCTTGAAATTCTTGACCAAAATGAAATTGCCCAAAATCCAGAAGTTATTGAAAATTCTACAAAGAAATGCAAAGTTTGTCGAGAATTTAAGTTATTTTCAGAATTTAGAGTTAAACGTAATACATGTAAATATTGTACTAGTGAACAAGATAAGGCAAGAATTGCTAAGAAAAAAGCTGGAACAAGTTCAGAAATTGTTGAGAACATCGAGAATATTATTGTACCTAATGAAACTAAGCAGTGTATTTGTTGTGATGAATGGAAATTATTATCAGAATATACGATTAAAGTTACGCAATGTAACACTTGCAGCAAAGAGAAAACCAGACTTTGGCATAAAAATAATAATGAGAAGAAAAAATTACTTAAAGAACAGCAAAATCCGGCAGGGCCTAGCACAAGCGCAGAAGTTCAAAATATTGTGATTCCTGAAGGCAGTAAATTATGCAAACGTTGTAACAAAGTTCAGTTAATTGCAGCATTTAAACATAAAAAGACTCATTGCTATACTTGTCAGAAATTAGATTCAAGGAATTGGAAGGCAAAAAATCCAGATCGTGTTAAGAAATATAATACAGAATATAAGGCAGAACATAAGGAAGAAATCAGTTTGTATAATTCTAAATATGATAAGGCCAATCGTGAAACAATTCAGAAGAGATCAACGGCAAATCATGCACGTCTTAAGAAAGAAAATCCCAGTTTTAAGATCGCATGTAATATGCGATCTAGAATGACTAATGCGTTCAAGAGTTATAGTACAAAAATTAAGAAATGTGATCACACTAAAGAAATTCTAGGATGTAGTATGGAATTCTTATGCGAATGGTTTAGCTTTCGCTTTACTGTAGATATGAATTTTAAGAATTATGGAAGTTTATGGCATATGGATCATGTGGTACCTTGTTGTAGATTTGATCTTACAGATGAGGATGAACAGCGTAAATGCTTTCACTGGACAAATTTGAAACCGATGAATGGAAAAGAGAATATGAGTAAGAATGGCAAAGTATGTAAAAATGAAATTAAGGTACATGAAGAGAAACTTGGAGAATTTATAGGTGAGAAAGGCCTGTGGTGGGACCTTGATTACTCGATTATAGATATTGATCGACTGTCATATGATGATTTAATTGATTTAACTGTCTAATTACTAAAATGGTGCGGAAACGCAGCATTGGCAGCTGGGAAACTAGTTGGTATAGTAACAATATTAGATAGGTAGATTATCAGCACCCAAGTTAGGGAATTTAAAACTCTCTAAAAGGATCAACGACTAAACGGGAATGGGCTATAGGATTTATTCTATGGCTTAAGATATAGTCTAAACACTTTGGAAACACTGTCTTTAACTTAGCTTTCATATGCCCACGGCTTGCATATGGGATCGAATTAAGGAGGATTATTTTAAGATTTGGCAAATAAGAATCCAAATTTCAAAATCGCAAGACTGAGAATTTGAATTTGAAAAGTGCCAAGACTGAGAATGGTCTTGAAAAAAAGATAATCAAGAAGACTCTGTGATATTGAACTCTTCGGCTGTGGATAGGGGCTTATTCGTGAGCACTTACTATAGAACATATAAGGAACAGAATAATAAAAATCATTCGAATGGAGAGGAAGAATTCTTTACTAAACCAGAAGTTAAATCATTAAAACCGATGAATTACGATAAATTAGAAGACGATGGATTTGTGGCAGAGAATACATATGTAGAAAGTGGTGATATTATTATTGGAAAATGCATGCCTAATAAAATTGGTAATGTTATTAATAATAAGGATAATAGCATATCTTTTAAAAATAATGATAAAGGATTTATTGATCGAAATGTTCATAGCGATAATCATTTCTGTACTGTAAATGGAGATGGATATAATTTCTGTAAAGTTCGTGTAAGATCTGATCGTATTCCCACGATTGGTGATAAAGTTAGTAGTCGTTCCGGGCAGAAAGGAACGTGTGGAATATTATATCGGCAGGAAGATATGCCTTTTACGAAAGATGGTATTGTACCAGATCTTATTATGAATCCTCATGCGATTCCTTCGCGCATGACGATTGGACAGCTTATTGAATGTATTATGGGTAAAGCATGCCTACACAATGGAACTTATGGAGATAGTACACCGTTTACAGATGTAACTGTCGAGAAAATTGCAGATATATTGGAATCTTGTGGAATGGAACGTTATGGAAATGAAATTATGTATAATAGTCGCACAGGAACACAGATGAATACACTTATATTTATTGGACCTACTTATTACCAACGCTTGAAACACATGACAGCTGATAAAGTACATTCGAGATCAAACAATGGTCCAATAGTGCTTCTCACTCGTCAGCCGAGCGAGGGAAGAGCACGCGACGGTGGTGGGATGATTTTGCCACAGTGGAAGCACAGAACTTCTGCTAGTATTAAGAAAAATGAAATTCTTAATGCAACACACCTTGATGCGGGGAGCCCATCTTTATACCATAACTACCATTTGATTTGCGAAAGTAAATCAAAGAACAGTGGCAATACCACTTCCCAGGTAAAAATGTTATGGCAAAGGGTAATCCGCAGGCTTACTGGTGGTTTAATACTGCTAGGGTCTCAGAGACTGAACGGGTGTGGGCTATAGATATATTCTATGGCTTAAGATACAGTCCGGCCTATAGGGATGATAAACCTATAGGATAAACCGTTAAGATTGGGAGAAATGGAGCTTGAATGCCTATGGAGTTACGGTATTTCACAGTTCTTAAAAGAACGAATTATGGAATGTTCAGATAATTATAGAATCTTTGCATGTAAACAATGTGGCTTGATGGCTATTGTTAATCCAGAAAAAGGAATTTACTGTTGTAAAAATTGTAAAAATAATACGAATTTTGCCCAATGCAGAATACCATATTCTTGCAAGTTATTACTACAAGAAATTCAATCAATGAATATATCTACTCGATTCTTGACATAAAAAAAAGTAATTTAAATAGTTTTAATTTTTTTCTCTAATTCGCTTATTTTTTTCATATTTCCTGGAATCACCTCGATTTTAGAAATTAACTCATTAATCAATTTATTATATCCTTCAATTGCTTCTTCTTTTGTTGTAAATCCTGAACGATCGTATGGTTTTTTATCATGGGTTATTTGAATTCGCCAACAATTATTGTCTTTACGATAAGATATACCAGGTAAATTATTCTTATTTTTTTCCTTTAATTCTTGACTTTTTTTAAGTTTTTTAGTAAGTTCATCAATATTTGCAGCTACAAAATCCTCAGGTAATTCGTTTAAATTTGAGTAATTATCATAAAGTTCTGAAGCTTTTATATTGTATGCTAAAGCTGCTAATTTTTCATCGGAGTAAGTTCCACATGAATAATTTTTACCGTCTTTTTTAATCGCAACATTATATTTATCACCATTCTTACTCACACCATTATAATTACTGCTTGCATTTTCAGATTTTTTACGATTATGACTATTTTGTGAAGAAGTTGCAAATCTTAAATTTTCCATACGATTATCTTTCTTATTCTTATTTATATGATCAACTTTACTATTTTTATCTGAATTGTTCATTAGATAATTATGCATATCAATTGTACTACTCTTAGTATCTGTAATAGCATAACCTCCGCTATTAATTCTCCATGGTTTAACTGATAATTCATGCCATTTATCTGCATCCACAATAATCTCTTGTTTTTTATGTGTTATTATAATCGCTTGATTCACTGAATTATATGTAATTTTCTTATTTTTAGCTTCAGGAGTTAACTTTTTCTGTATTTCTTCAGATAATAAATTTAATTTATCCAATTTAGTTAAAACT